GCTATACGAAAAGTCTTGCTCTTGCAGGAGGTCAGGTTGTATGCCGTGGTAATACGGAAACCGTCAGGCTCGTCCCATACCGTGACCGAGTTTATCATAAGGTCTATGATAATGCGCCGGTATCGTTCATCTTCAATGCGGCCTCCCTTGAACTCGGTCAGCCAGTAAACAATCTGGCTCCGTTCAATTTTACAGACATATGCCACTGACGATCACCGCATGGGGACGCTCTACAAGATGCACCTCTCAACCGGTAACCCCGTGAAGATTGCCGGGTTGCCGTCAAGGTGTGTGGTGGACAACGACAACCGCCTTTCCATCGAAGTCGTTGACCGTGACTGGTATATCCGGCTGGCGAAGCGATATGTCCGAGATTTTCTCGGGATAAAGCCGCCGAAGCGGAACACCAGGCGAGTGAACAAGGTGAAGCGAGAGTTGACAGCTCTGTTGGAGGGGTGATTTTCTGGAAATGCTCTCCAATGGTATTGAAAAATAAATCCAGTAGAAGAGGTGAAGCGATTTTTGAAAATAGGAATGTGGTCTGACTCCATCAACTTTCCTAATCTCCCTCTTATGAAATTATCTTCCTATCACAAAGAACAGGGGGATAGCGTTGAATTGATAAAAGAAGGTGAACATTATGACAAAGTTTATTTGAGCAAAGTGTTCAATTTGCCTCTTTTAAGCAAAATCCCTCAATCTCCTCCTATGTTCCATGCAGATGAAGTAATACGGGGGGGGACAGGATATGCGATAAAAGTGGAAGGTGGCAAAGAAGTATTTCACCGTGAATTGCACGAGAATTTGCCAGTTGAAATTGAACACCGCTATCCCGATTACTCTTTGTTTCCGCAATATCAAAATACGGCTTATGGTTTTTTAACCCGTGGCTGTTGTAATGACTGTTCGTTCTGCATTGTATGCCCAAAAGAAGGAAGCCAAAGTATTCAGGTAGCAGATTTAAGTGAGTTTTGGAACGGGCAGCGGGAAATCAAACTTCTCGACCCGAATTTGTTAGCTTGCCGAAACAGAGAAACGCTTCTAAACGAGCTAATTGAAAGCGGTGCCAGTGTTGATTTCACCCAGGGAATTGACGCCCGATTTATCACTGATGACATTGCCAGACTCATCAATCAAGTCAAAATCAAAACAATTCATTTCGCTTTTGACTTTATGAAAAACGAAAAGGCGATCATTCGAGGATTGGAGTGCTTTAAGAAACATTACCGTGGTTCAGACAGAAATATACGGTGTTATGTTTTGACGAATTATGATACTTCTCACGAAGAGGACTGGTATCGGGTACGCTCTCTGACTGAACTTGGATATCAGCCTTATGTGATGATTTATCAGAAAGGCACCCATGATCGTTTTCTAACAGACCTTGCCAGATGGAGCAATTCACTGTTTCTAAACAGAGCGGTTTCATTTGAGGATTATGTTCCACGCAAAGACGGAAAATCTTGCCGAGAACTCTATCCAGAAATTCTAAACAAAAAGGAGATTATTGCTATGCCAGTGAAAACTGAAAAGACCCCCGCCCCCGCCGTTGATTACAGCGGCATGAACATCTGCCGGAAGTTGCAAATTGCCCGGTTGAAGTTCCTGCAAGCCGGAGTGAAGAAGACCGGCAAGAACATCCACTTGGAGTTCATGTACTTCGAGCTGGCCGACATTGTTCCCGTGGCCGAGGCTATCTTCACCGAAGTGGGCCTGTTGATGGTTCCCACCTTCGGCAAGGAGTACGCTGTTGCCAAGGTCTTCAACTGTGATGACCGGGACGAAGAGCCTATGACCTTCGAGGCCCCCTTCACCCAGATCGCTCCCATCGTGTCCAACAGCGGCAAGGTGGTGACGAACGAGATGCAAGCCCTGGGCAGCTCCCTCACCTATATGCGCCGGTACCTGTGGCAGCTCGTCCTTGACATTATCGAGGCCGACAGCATCGACAACACTTCCGGGGTCGGTGAGAACACTCCCACCCCTCCCCCGACTCCCAAGCCCACCAGAAAGGCCCCTGTGACCCCTGAGCAGCGCAAGGAGATCAAGACCGAGCTGACTTCCGCCCCGGAGGGTGCCGCCAGTGAGGAACAGGTCGCCACGCTGAAAGCGGAGCTGAAAAAGCTCATGGAGCTGGATGCGGAGCAGGAGAGCTTTGTCCAGAATGTGGCCGTGAAGACCGAGGGCTTCACCAAGATCACCGCCGATGTGTGTGACCAGCTCATTTCCGGTGTCCGGGAGATGCTGGCAGCGTATGACACGCAGGAGGGTTGATGATGGAATGGGTTGACAACAAAATTCAGATTGTTCCCCCGAAGCGGCCCAAGAAGCTGACCGCTATCCAGCAGTTCCGGGAGGGGGACAAAAAGGTGTCTGTCATCGGTTCCTCCTATCTCTGGGAGGTCAGCAAGAGTACCACCACCAAGATCGACAAGAACGCCATGAAAGCGGACGGGGTGTTGGAGAAGTACAGCACTACCGAGGAAAGTTACCGGCTGTTGCCGAAATCCATCAAGGAGGCATGACCTGATGAAATTCAAGAATTTTGTGAAGTCCCTGGCTTCCAGCGGGGTCATCTACAACCGGGGAGTCGAAGAGCTGCCCCTTGCCGACCGCTGGCTGGCCTCTCCCACGGCCATGATGCTCATTCCGCCCTCTGTGCGGAGCGTGACCGCTGCGGCCATTCAGGAAATGCCCCAGGGCATTTCCAAGATGCTTGACCAGATCGGTCACACGGACTATGCGGTTCTGTCCGAGGCTAAGATACTTTGACCACGACAAAGACAAAGGTTCAGCTTCACCGGGAAGTCTGCGAGGAAATCAATGACCTCTATACCCGGAAGAACCACGATTACGGTGACAGTTTCCACCAGACCTTCGTTGAAGAGGGTAGCCTTGAAGGGATGTTCGACATTGACAAGCTGTGGGACGAGAGCATTTTCAACAGCATCAACAGCCAGGTTGACGAGCTGAAAGAGAAGTTGAAGGATGTGCTGGCTACTGTCACCAGTATTGCCGCTGGCATCCTGGCCTGGAAGGTCGCCAAGGACTTCTTGACCGCTCTAAAACTGCTGAAAGAGCTTGGCTCCAAGGGCTTCGCTTTCAAGCTCGACTTCCAGGTACTCGGCCTCGCAATGTTCCTGGCGGACTTGAAGGAGTTTGAGCGGTACCTGAGAGATTTCCTCGACAACGGCCCCACCTTCCAGAATGTCGCCGGTATGATTAGTTCCTTTGCCGGTACCGGTATCTTCACCAACCTCAAAGTCTGTGGTGAGCAGCTTGTCACCGGCTTCTCTACCGGCATGACGAACAAAATGCCGCTCATTCAGGCCAATGTTCAGCAGATGAAGACCACCCTGGACACCAACTTCAATACCCTGGTGAACGGGGTCGTGCAGAAGTGGGAAACCGGCCTGACTACCATGCAGACGGACTTCACCACCTTCACCGCAAACACCCTCGCAAACTTCCTTTCGTTCCAGGCCCAGATGAACACCGGAATGACGGACTTCACCACCGTCTTCCCGATTGGCTGGTCGAATATGTGGAGAGGCATGACCAATATCGCAATCGTCCAGTGGAATAGTGTCCTGACCGTCATGGAGAAGGGCATGAACAACGCCGTCCGGGCAGTCAACAATGTCATTCGGGAGATCAACCGCACTTCCTGGATTACCGGTATCAGCCTGGGCTATATCAGCCAGGTCAAGGTAGACCGTATTCAGTATATGGCTGACGGCGGTTTCGTGGACGAAGGGCAGCTCTTCATTGCGAGAGAGTCCGGTGCTGAGATGGTCGGTGCCATGGGACGGCGTACCGCTGTCGCCAACAATGACCAGATCGTGGAGGGCATCTCCGCTGGCGTGTCTGTCGCCAATGACGGCGTGATCGCCGCTATCTATGCACTCATGAACATCATCGAGGACAAGGACTTGTCCGTGTCCATCGGTGACGATGTGATTGGCCGGTCGTATGACCGGTACAGCCGGAGCAGAGGTGTCCGAGTGAACAGCGGAGCCTTTGCCAACGCCTACTAAGGGGGTAAGGATATGGCAGCATTTATCAAGATCAATGGTCGTGAATATCCTTGCCCCCGAAGGGGGCT